GGGCGCCGATGGACGCCGCGGCGCCGATGGACGCCCCGCCGCCGATGGACGCCCGGTAGCCGATGGACGCCCCGTCGCCGATGGACGCCCGGTAGCCGATGGACGCCCCGTCGCCGATGGACGCCCCGCCGCCGATGGACGCCCCGCCGCCGATGGACGCCCCGTCGCCGATGGACGCCCCGCCGCCGATGGACGCCCGGTAGCCGATGGACGCCCCGCCGCCGATGGACGCCCCGTCGCCGATGGACGCCCGGTAGCCGATGGACGCCCCGTCGCCGATGGACGCCCCGCCGCCGATGGACGCCCCGTCGCCGATGGACGCCCCGTCGCCGATGGACGCTCCCGAAAATACCTGGGCGCTTTCGTGGATGTAGACGCCAGCGCCGCGGATGGTGACGTCGGCCGCGACGATCCCGCCGGCCGAGCCGTCCGGGTTGGTGTGGCGATAGCAGTCGACGGGCGCCATCCAGTCGCGGAAGCGGTGCTTGAACAGGGTGCGCTCGGGTTGCTCGGCCATCAGGCGCTCTCCCCTTTCCGGCGGGTGACGACGCAGTCGAGGAGCGAGACGCGCTTGCGGTCGATGGCGTTCCCCCAGCTGTCGAGCAGCGCCACCGCCGCCTTGCCCTGCAGCGCGTAGACGATCTCGACCTGCAGATGGACCCAGTCGCCCGCCGTCCTCGGATCGCGCCAGCGCACCAGGTCGCCCACCTGGGCGGTGAGGCCGGCAAACTCGCCGGGGCCCGGCTCGGGGCGCTGGATGTCGGGGAGGAAGGCGATGGCGGACATGGGCGGCTCCGTGCTTGCGTTCGGCTAGGAAACACAGGGTGTACTTTTCGTCAACACAAAAAAGAACACTAGGTGTTTCTAAGCGACCCGCGCTCACGAGAACGCAGCGTAAACGCGAGTTAATATGGGGCCATCGGGCGGTTCAGGATGACTCGCCGAGTCAGCTATGTTCGCTGTGGGAATGGCAGTGGGGGATTTTATCATGTGGCCAAGACTGATCGCTGCTGCTGCCGTTGGCCTGGCGGCGCTTTGCGGGTGCGTGACTCATCCGACGCCACCGCATGGCTTCAAGGCGATCGCAGTTCCTCCAACCGAACTGTGTGTGGTCGACAACCCGGCCGTGCGGCCGGGCTTCCAGCAGGCGATCCTTCAGAACCTGACGCGAAAACAGGTTGTGGCCCGGGTCATCCCGCCGGCCACTGGCGAGGCCGGCTGTTCGGCCATCCTGATGTACGACGCTCACTGGATCGTCGGAATCGATGGCGCTTGGCTGCATTCCGCCACCATCAGCGTCACCCATAACCGAGAGGTCCTCGGCCAGGCGTGGAACCGCAACATCTTTCCCTACCAGGTCGCCGCTTCGAGCGTCGACAGGCTGATGGACCAGATATTTCCGGATTCCCTCGATGCGAATCGGTATCAAGGAAGAGGCCGATGAACTGGCTTGGACTGATTTTGAGCGTCGTTGGCGTCGGCTTCTTCTGGCTGCTTTTCATCCGGAAGGCGAATGAAGCCGAGCGACAGCTGGCGCAGGAAGAGGCAGATCGGGAGCACCAACGACAAGCGATATTCCAGACTATCCTGGCCGTTCGGGCCCAGCGCGATAATTCACAGATGTGATGCCGCCGGGAGGGTCGTCATCGCCCAGTCGCGATCGTTAGGCGATTGCCTTGGTCAGTTGCGCGATCGTCTCTAGTCGGCCTTCTGGCGTCGCTAGGCGTTCTGGACCAGCCGCACGGATGATGCGCATCAGGTCGATGACGACCCCCTCCTTGAAGGGGTTCACGGTCAGGATGTCTGCAACGTCGCAACCCAACGCTACGGCGGCCGCTTCCAGTATGGGCTGGGTATAGGCCTGCTCGCCTCGCTCGATGCGGCCGAGACTCACGCTGGAGATCAGCGGTTCCCCCGGAGACTTCTCCATTCTCTGCTCAAGTTGCTTGAGCGTGATGTCGCGATATTTGCGCCAGCTCCGCAGGTGGGTCACCGGGTATTTTGGCCCCTTCTTGGCCCTCTTCTTTTTCTTGGGGATGGCAACGGACATACCCAAACGGTACACCGGGTGTTCGCCCGGCTCGAACCATGGGGTGGCTATTTGCACAAACCACGTTTAACGAAGCGTTGACAAAAAGAACACAGGGTGTTTTTCATCCGGGCATGACGCACCCGCTGAAAGACTGGCTCGCTAGGCAGACCCCTCCGCTGAAGGTGAAGGAGTTCGCAGAACGGCTGGGCGTTCACCCCATCAAGCTCCGGCGCTTGTTCAATGCCGAAAACAGCGTCAGCCGCAAGATTTTCGAGGACATCGAGGCCGCCACGGAAGGCGAGCTGACGGCCGTCGATCTCTATGTCCACTACAGACGACAGCGCGCCGACCAGCACGAAGGCGCCGCCTCATGAACGAGACGCGCCCCTCCTTCGCCAATCATCCGATCGAGCGCTTCTGCACAAAGCGCGGCCTTTCGAAATCGGGCTTCGCCCTGCGCTGCGGCATCGCCCGCATCGGCCTCTATCGCGTGATGTGGGGCGACGACGAAGTCGGAACGGATTTGTTCGAGGCGATCGAGCATGGCAGCGGCGGCGCACTCCTGGCCGAAGATCTTTTCGCCATCTGGCGTCGGATGCGGCGCGTGCGCGAAGCGCAACTGGCCGCGCGATCGCGCCGGCGCGCCTGAGTTTCAAGCGGTCTCCGGGGTTCGGGGTCTCCGCGACAGTTGAGTTACCGGCCTTCGGCGTCCTGATGCGCCGGCGGCCGGGTGTGCGCCGGGCGGACAACCGCCTGGGATCAGGGCTGGTTTCTTTCCATGTGACCCAGCGCCCAAACCTGGCCCGAGCGACCCAGCCCGGCGCGCCGAAGTTCCAGAGGCGACGACCAGACCAGCGAACCAGGAGACCGGCGATGGCGAAACACGAAGGACGCGGCGGCCGCCGCAGCGGCGTGAACGAGATTGTCGACGACGATCCGCTCGGCGTGAACGATGACGGCTTCGACCAGGGCGGCTCGACCGGCCGCTCACGGGTTGTGGACTATGACCCGGATGCGCCCAGCATCCACAACGATCCGGCCACAAGCTATGGAAGGTCGAAGAAAAACAAGGCTGACGGCGTGGACAGGAAGACCGTGCGGGACACACGGCGTGGCCGGGCGGCGGATGACTACCAGGTTGGCGTGGACGGCGACGGCTCGGACAAGAACCTCGGCCACAACAAGGTCATCGACGGCAAGGACCTCGCCCAGGGCCTCCTGAAGATCCGCGCCGACGAGGCGTCGATCAAGAAGATCATGGATGACGCCCGCAAGAAGTGCGAGCCCCTGCGCAAGGCGATCAAGACTACCAAGAAATCGCTGGTCGAGAGCGGCGCCCATTCGGACGAGCTCAACGTCCTCATCCGCAAGGACAAGCTTCAGCAGAAGCTGGCCAACATCACCGAGAAGCTGGACGACGACCAGAAGGCCCACTTCAAGACCCTCGAAGCCGCGCTCGGCGATTTCATGACCACCGGCCTCGGCGCGGCTGCGGCCGCCGCCGAAGCCCGCCACGCCCACCACTAGGCGAGGGCGGGGCGATGGCGGGCGGGTTTTCGGAAGACGGGTATCGCGATCACCAGAGGCGTGTGGCCGGCATGCGGCCGGCCACACGTGTGGTGGATCGCGACGCCGCGCCCGCCACACGGACTGAGACGCAGGGTGGAGCAGCAGTAGCTCGCCTGGCTCATAACCAGGAGGTCGCCGGTGCGATTCCGGCCCCTGCTTCCAGCCGCGGCCGCAAGAAACGTCCAGAGCAGGACCTGCAGAAACAGGTCGCGGACTACCTGCGCTGGGCGCTGCCGGCGGACTATCGCTTCCACCACAGCCCGAACGAGACAGGCACGCGCGCGGCCTGGGAGGGCGCGCTGCTGAAGGCGCTGGGCGTCAGCGCCGGGTTCTTCGACATCCTCATTCTCACGCCCGCGGCCGGTTTCGTGGCCATCGAACTCAAATCGGCCACCGGATCGCTGTCGCGGCCACAGCGCGCCTGGCGCGACTGGTGCCGCGCGATCGGCGCGCCGTGGTTCCTGTGCCGCAGCCTCGACGACGTGATCGAGGCGCTGGAAAGCCTGCAGATCAGGCTGCGGGTGCGCGCATGAGCAAGCTTCGGCACGTCCGCATCAGTCTCGAACACGCCAACGGCTGGGTAGAAATCTACCACCGCCACCACAAGCCTGTGGTTGGGCACCTCTTCAGCATAGGAGCCATGAAGGTCGACGTGATCGTCGGTGTGGTCATCGTCGGCCGCCCCGTGTCCCGGCTGCGCGACGACGGCGACACGGCGGAAGTTCTCCGCTGCTGCACCAACGGCGCTCGCAACGCTTGCTCTTTCCTCTATGGCGCCGCGGCGCGCGCGGCGTTCGCCCTCGGCTTTGAACGGATCGGCACCTATACGCTCCGCGATGAAGGCGGCGCCAGCTTGCGCGCCGCCGGCTGGAGCCTGATTGGCGAGCGCGGCGGTGGTTCCTGGAACACTCCGGCTCGCCCGCGCGAGGACCGCCACCCGTTGCAACCGAAACTCCTGTGGGAGCGGGAAGCATGCTGATCGCCCGCATCGAAGGCTTCACGCGCGAAATCGGAAAATCGCAGGGCTATCGCGGCCTGCCTGTCCGCGACGAGACGATCGTCGACGGCGCCACCGGCGAACGGTGCAACGCTATGACAACTGCCTGGGAGCCGACGCCGCAGGAGCTGAAGCACCTGATCGCAGGCGGGAAGGTCTACCTGCGCGTGCTCGGCACGGGGCACCCGCCGGTTGCGCTTTGGGCGGAGGGACCGAAGTCGTGACAGTCCGCATCCTCATCGGCGACGTCCGCGACAAGCTCCGGGAATTGCCCGAGGCATCGATCGACTGCGTCGTCACCAGCCCCCCATATTGGGGCCTCCGCGACTATGGCGTCGAAGGGCAGATCGGCCTCGAGCGCACGCTCGGCGAGCACCTGGACGTGATGGTCGACGTGTTCAACGAAGTCCGCAGGGTGATGAAGCCCGAAGCGACGCTATGGCTGAACTATGGCGACTGCTACGCCACCAAGCCGAATGGCCGCAGCGCGGCGGACACCAAGGCGGCAGGCAACGACGACCGGACGTTTCGCGACAAACCGTTCGACACCGCCGGCGCGATCTATCGTCCGAACTATGAGAAGAGACCTCGGTGCGGCGATACTGAGAACTTCGGAAACCTTGGCGCGCAGCACGGCGGTCGCGTCGTCGGGGTCGGGCCCGTTCTCAAGCCCAAGGACCTTTGTCTAGTACCAAATCGCTTGGCTATCGCCCTCCAGGAAGCGGGCTGGTGGGTAAGGTCCGAGATCATTTGGGCGAAACCCAACCCTATGCCGGATTCCTCGGGTCGTTATCGGCCGAGCACGGCGCACGAGAAAATCTTCATGCTCGCCAAATCTGGGCGCTGTTTTTACGACGCTGCCGCTGTGAGCCGACCGGTGAGCGGAGGAACGCATGCGCGAATGGCGCAGGATGTTGAGGCGCAGCTAGGCAGCGACCGAGCGAATGCTGGCGGCAAAACCAATGGCCGGATGAAGGCTGTGCGAAACGGCGCCCTCAACGGCGACAATGGGTTGCGGGCCTCCATGTCTGTCGCAGGCAGCTTCGTGGAGACCCGCTACCTACGCAATTACGAGCCGGCGCCCATGCAGGTATGGGAAATCGGGACCAGGTCTTTCCGCGATGCACACTTCGCGACATTCCCACCCGAACTCGCCGAGCGATGCATCCTCGCGGGCTGCCCAACGGGCGGCACCGTGCTTGACCCGTTCGGTGGCGCCGGCACGACAGGTCTTGTCGCCGATCGCCTTCAACGCAGCGCGGTGCTCATCGAATTGAACCCCGACTACGCCGAGATGGCGCACAAGCGCATCGAGAGCGATGCCGGACAGCTTTTCCCGGCAGTGGAGGTCGCGAATGGCTGACGACATCCACGACGCCATGCCGCTCGACGTGAAGCTGGCCGCGCTGATCACCGGCGGGGCCGAGGACTTCTGGCTGCCGCAGCCGGATTCTGACGGCCAGTTCGTTGTGGTGCACGATCTCGGCCGCGCCATTGCGGCGTTCGAGCGCGCGTTCGGCGACGAGGCGACGGTCAACCAGTTGGCCATGTGCCTGACGGTGGCGAAGCTTCACAAAAAGCGCCGCGAGATCAAGGCGCGCATCCTGAAAGCGCGAGACGCGATCAACGTGGAGGCCGACGCCATCGCAGAGGCGGGAAACCATGTCGTGGCTGACAAATGCCGCGCTCAGCCGACGCCGGACTATCCCGAACGCGCCGCCGATGACGCCTGGCTTAGGAGGTATTGCGGCTATGGCGTTTGACGACCAGACACCGGGCGAACCCAACCCGCAGATTTCGGCGCTGGCCGAGGTCACGATCGCGGCCGCCGCCTTCCTCGCCAAGGGCTTCTGGGAGGCCGCAGAGCGCGTTCCGGAGCCCGAGGATTTCGACGACGCCGACCTGTCGGCGTTGTGGGCCGGCATCCTCGAAGCCCGCCGGCGTGGGCCGCTGTCGCGCCAGGCGGTGATCCGCCAGCTCAGGGAAATGAACTTCGAGGAGCAGCGCTGTTTCGATGCGCTCAAGCGTGCGGACGTGTCGTTCGTGTCGCTGGCCGAGGGCCTCGAGGCGGCGAAAATCCTGCTCGACCGCCGCCTGCGGCGCCAGGCGACCCTCCTGTGCCAGGAGACGGCGCGCGCGCTGGCCACAGCTGCCGACGTGCACGCCACAGTCCAGCGCCACGAGAAGGCTGTGGGCGAGCTTGCCAGCCACCACGACGGCGGCGACGAGTGGACCAGCGGCGAAGATGTCCAAGCCGAAACCAAGGAACGCCTGCCTACAGGCTTCGACGACGTCGACCGCGTCTCTGGCGGACTGCCCGTCGGCGATCTGACGATCCTCGCCGGCCGTCCCGGCATGGGCAAAACTGCCTACGCCGTCTCGCTTGCGAAAAACGTTGCAGAACAGGGCCATGGCGTCGGCTTCTTCTCGCTTGAAATGATCGTCATCGACCTGCTGATGCGCGGCGCCTGCGCGTCGGCCTACGTGCCTGGCGATATCTTCTCCGGCCGCACGCTCAACCCGTATTATGACCAGGCCGAGCGCGGCTTCCTCGCTGGCGACATGCTGCAGCGTTACGAAGCCGGCATGCGCCATATGCGCGGTCTGCCGATCCAGTGGACGGACAGGCGCGGGCTCGACATCGAGCGGATCCGCCTCGGCGCGCGCCGTCTGAAGGCGAAGATGGGCCGGCAGGGCCGCGACCTGAAGCTGTTGATCATCGATCACCTAGGGAAAATCCAGGGCGCCAGCAAGCGCGACAACCGCCACCAGGACCTGACCATCATCACCGACATGCTCACCGTGATCGCCGGCGAACTCAACGTCGCGGTGGTCGCCCTGGCGCAGTTGAACCGCCAGGTCGAGGCGCGCGAGGACAAGCGGCCGACGCTGCAGGACCTGCGCGAATCCGGGTCGATCGAGGAAAACGCTCACACCGTGTGGCTGCTCTACCGGCCCGCCTATTACGACGACCACGCGCGTGAACTGGCCGAAAAGAGCGGCAAGGCCGACACCGAGAAAGCCGATGCCGAACGCGCCCGCGCCGAGCGCGAGAAATACCACCTCGAGGTGGACTTCGCGAAGAACCGCGGCGGCGAGCGCAAGCGCGTGATCCTGCACACAGACATCGGCTGCAACGCGATCCTCGACAAAGCGAAGTGGCGTGCTGAGGAGACATTGTTGTGAGCGTAAAAGGCATCCACTGGGCCCAACAGGTGCACGGCGTCGGGCCGTTCAAGAAGGTCATCCTTCTCAACCTCGGCGAGCGCCACAACATCGATTCCGGCCTCTGCACGGCCGACCAGGTGATGCTCGCGCGCGACTGCGACATGACCGACAGGACGGTGCGGAAGTACCTCAAATTGCTCGCTGAGGATGGGTTCATCGATCGGAGAGTCGTGAAGACCTCCCGCGGCCTTCAAACTCACTACATCCTGCATTTCGATAGGTTCGAACCTCAAGCGGTTGAGGGGGACCGGAAAGACGTTCCGGATACCGACCGGAAAGATATTCCGCAGGGGGGGTCCGGAATGCCCGTTCCGGAGGGGTCCGGAATGCCCGTTCCGGAGGGGTCCGGAACCTGCGTTCCGGTACATATAGAACACGAATCTACACGAAGGTTACACGAAGACTCTTGTCGGATTTCTCCGAAACCCGACGCCGTGAAGCCTTCGGCTCGGAAGAAAAAACGCAAGACTGCAGCAGCTGTGGACGACATGCTGGTGCTCGAAGCCTTCGAACGGTTATGGGCGGTCTGGCCTCGAAGGGGCAAGGAACGCTCGAGGTCAAAATCCTGCGTCCTCGACAAGTTGCGCGCCGCAGCGAAGCGGTTCGCGCCCGCCGCGATCGTCGACGCGGCCGCCGCCTTCGTAGGCAAAACCGAAGAACGCTACGTGCCGGCGCTGGATCGCTGGCTGGCGCAGGGCCGCTACGAGCATTTCATCGCTGGCGCATCGCTGTTCAGCGAGCCGACGAAATCGAACGTCGAGCCGATCGACTGGTCGGCGGCCTTCCGCGAATGGCAAAAATCCGGATTCTGGCCGCGCCACCTCGACTGCCGTCCGGATGAGCCCGGTTATCGCGGCCCGCTGGCGCCGCTGAAGGATGCGCTTGCCGCCGCGCCGCCCGGTCATCCCGTTTGCCGTGGTCTCAGGGCCAACATTGCCCGTCTCGAAAAATCCGCCGCGTAGCGTTCAACCCCTTCCAGGAACTCCGCCCATGACCCCGCTTCCGCAAGTCAAACTGGTCACCCAGCACGATCTCGACGTCGCCGGCGAGGCCGTCGAGCGCGCCCACATGAAACGCGGCAAGGCCCAGCGCCGCGCCACGGCGTCGACCGCCCAGGCCAGCGAGGACGCCCAGGACCTGCAGGCCTGCATCGACCGCGTGTCGGCGACGGAGACGGAACTGGCGCGCCTGACCGACCTGTTCCACGAGCAGCGCAAGGGCCGCATCGAACCCGAAGCGCCGGCCGAGGTCTTCGCCGGCGCGGCGGCGGCGGCCGGCCTCGACCAGGCGCTGTTCGACGAGTTCCGCACCGAGCCGGCCGCCGCCGCGGAGGCGCGCCAATAGCCATGGCAGCCGCCCCCGCCATCGCCCAGCCCGCCGCCGCGCCGGCGACGCTCGATCCCGCTGAGGTTGAGGTGTTGTCGGAATGCCTCGCCGTGTCGCGGCCGAAGCAGTGGTGGAAGCGGTTTGCGCGCGGCTTTGCGGCGGTGATGAGGGCGACCACGTTCGACGAGTTCCGCGCGGCCTGCGAGGCGGCGGTGAAGCTGGTTGACGGCCAGGCGCTCACGCCCGGCGAGACCGCCCGCAAGGCCCAGCGCATCGTCACGGCGGCGACCAGCGCCGATGTGTTCGCCATCTGCGCCAAGTGCGACACCACCGACATGGCCGTGCTGACGGTGATGCTCGGCGGGTTCCGGTTCAACCGCGGGATCCGGCTCAAGGACCCGAAGGGGGTGAAACGTGGGTGAGGCAGCCTTGAAAATCCGCGCCGGCGCGCCGATCGCGCCGCCGACCCTGGCGGACGATCCGGTCGGGGCGCAGCGCGAGGCGCGGCCGGGCGCGAGCCTGCCGCCGCTGGTGGTGGCCGATATCGCCGCCCGGTGCGTGTCGGACATCTTGGAGTGCGATCCGCTGCTGGTGCTGGCCAAGCCGCGCGGCTCCCGTCAGCTCGCCCACGCCAGGCAGCTGGGCAATTATCTGGTCCACATCATCGCCGGCTATCGTCACGGCGAGACGGCGAAAGCGTTCAACCGCAACCGCTCGACCGCATCGCACCATTTCGAGGCGATCGAGAACCTGCGCGACGATGATGGATGGGAGATGTTCATGGCTATGCTGGAGCAGCGCTTCCTGCTCATGCTGCAGCTGGCCGACCTCCACCCGAAGAAGGCGTGGCAGGACGCACTGGCGTCGCTGGCCGGCGCCGTGGAGGACGGCCGCCTCGAGGGCGACGCGCATGGCATGGCGGAGTACCTGGTGCAGACGTTCAGGGCGGAAGCGTGATGGGCATGACACCCGAACGCAGGGCCAGCCGCAGGCGCTATGACGCCAAGCGCAGCGGCAGCGAGGCGCGGCGACTCTACAAGACCCGGGCGTGGCGCGTCGGCAGGCTGCTGCACCTGGGCGAGCATCCGCTGTGCGTGATGTGCAAGCGGGATGGCAGGACGACGGCCGGAACGGTGGTCGACCACATCGTGCCCCATCGCGGCGACCGTCACCTCTTCATGGACCGCAGCAACTGGCAGACGCTGTGCGATTACCACCACGACGTCGTGAAACAGCGCGAGGAAGCGCGTGGCTACGCCGACGCGCTCGATGTGGATGGGTGGCCGGTGGACACACGCCACCCGGCGAACGGTGGTGCACGCTGATGGCTCGCATTCCCAAGCACCACTATGCAGGCGGCCAATATGTCGACCACAACGCTGGTCGCCTATGCTCATGGTGCAGGCAGCAGCTTCCGCCGTATCCATTTGGCGGTCTGGGTCCACCGAGATCTTATTGCGGCCCTCAATGCAGGATCCGTCACAGTAGGGCGAATGACTCACGCAGGCGAAGGGCGATCCGTCGAGGTGCGACCTATGCAGAGACAGTTGATGTCATCGCTGTCTTTGAGGCGTTTGGGTGGCGATGCAGGATCTGTAAGTGCCAGACGCCCCGCGAGCTGATGGGCAAGAACAAACTTAATAGTCCAGAACTCGATCACGTCGTCGCGCTCTCGCTTGGCGGTCAACACACACAATCGAACGTCCAGTTGCTTTGCAGGAACTGCAACATCGGAAAGTCTTCGGCGGAAGCTGATGAGGTTAAGAAGCGCCTAGCCCCCCGGGGGCTGAAATCTTCAGCGCCTCTCGGCCAGGGACCGGCGGGCATCCCCACGGACAGAATATCGCGTATTGAAAACAGGGGGGTGAGTGATTGTTTTTGCCCACCTTTGGCGAGGTAGGCAATGGCTCGACCTGGCCGAAAACCTAAGCCCGCCGAGTTACGAAAGCTTGAAGGCAATCGCGGAAACCGGCCCATCGCGGAGACCGTGAAGCCCGATCGCGGCGACCGCCCGCCCGAACCGCCGGCGATGTTGAAAGGCGAGGCGAGGGCCGAGTGGAGGAGGGTGGCGCCCGGCCTTTGGGACCTTGGCCTGCTGACGGCGATCGATGTCGGGCCGCTGGCCGCCTATTGCGCCGCGTGGGGCAGGTGGAAGGCCGCGGAAGCGCTGATCGAGAAGGCGAAGCGCAAATATCCAGCCGGCGGCGGCCTCTTCATCGAAACGTCGAATGGAAACCTCGTCCAGCATCCGGCCGTCGGCCTCGCGAACCGCGCCATGACCGACGTCGTGAAATTTGCGGCCGAATTCGGCATGACCCCGAGCGGCCGCATGAAGGTCTCGCAGCATGTCCCAGCTAGCCCAACCCGTCCGACGCCGCAGGCCGCCACCACCGCCGAACCAGAAGAACGCCCCAATTATTTTAACTGATCCGGTTACGGCCTACGCCAACGACGTTCTCGACGGGCGTATCCTCGCTGGACCAGACGTGCGCGGCGCCTGCCGGCGTCACCTCAGCGACCTAAAGCGCACCGACCTGGTGTGGAATCTCGCGGCGGGGCTGCGGGCGATCAATTTCTTTCGGGACGAACTGAAACTGAACGGCGGCCAGTTCGAGGGCGAGCCGTTCGAACTCGACGCCTGGCAGAAGTTCTGCGTCGGCTCGCTGTTCGGCTGGTTCATGCCCAACGGCCAGCGGCGCTTCACCTTCGCCTACATCGAGACCGCGAAAGGCTCGGGAAAGTCGCCGATGGCGGCCGGGATCGGCGTTTATTGCTGCACGGCCGACGGCGAGGACCGCGCGCAGGTGTTTTTCGCCGCCAAGGACATGCCGCAAGCGGAGATCTGCTTTGAGGACGTCGTGGCGATGTGGGAGCAGTCGCCTGAACTGAAAAAGCGGCTGTTGCCGAAGGGAAAATCGAAGATCACCCAGCTAACCTACCTGAAGCGCAAGTCGTTCATGCGGCCGATTTCGTCCGACCAGGCGGCGTCCGGCCCGCGGCCATCATGCTCGATCATCGACGAGCTGCACGAACATCCGAACGCGGCGACGATCTCGATGCTGATGAAGGGCGTGAAGTGGCGCCGCAATCCGATGACGGTGGTGATCACCAACTCCGGGAAGGACCGAACGTCGGTCGCCTGGACCTATCACGATATCGGCCAGAAGATTTGCGCCGGCGAGAAGCAAAACGACCGCCAGTTCTTCTACATCTGTGGTCTTGATGAGGACGACATCCCGGACGGCGAGGTTTTTCCGCCGCGCGAGGTCTGGATCAAGGCCAACCCGTCGCTCGGCAAGATCATCACCGAGGACTACGTCCAGAGCCTCATCGATGACGCCAAAAACATCCCGGCCAACCAGAATGAGGTCCTGCGGCTCACTTTCTGCGTCTGGACGGACGAGCAGGGCGCCTGGATCGCTCGGCCGGTATGGATGGCCTGCAAGGCGGAGTTCGACCCGCGTGATTATGCGGGCCGGAAGGCCTTCATTGGCGTAGACCTGTCGCGGCGCTTCGATATCACGTCAATGGCAGTGGTCATCGAAGACGGCGAGGTCACGATCGCGCGCGAGGACGAGGACGGGGACTCCTATCAATCGATCGAACCCCGCTTTTTGTCCTTTTCCGAACTGTGGATGCCGGAGGAGCGCCTCAGTCTGCGGCAGCAGCAGGACGATAAGCCCTACAAGACGTGGGTTGAGGAGGGATATCTGCGCCTGACGCCTGGACAAACCGTCAAGCTCGATTTTCCGGCGGCGCGCATCGCCCTCGTGGCCAAGATGTTCGATCTTCAGGGGATCGCCTACGACAAATATCGCTTCGAGGAGTTGGAAACCGAGCTTGATGCGCTCGGGCTCGATGTGCCGATGATCGAGCACCCCCAGGGGTTCAGGCGCTCGGCCGAAACCAGCCTGTTCATGCCGAATTCGCTGGAACAGCTGGAGGAACTGATCGTCGAGCAGCGGATCCGCGTGAACCACAACCCGGTCCTCAACTGGAACGTCGCCAGCATGGGGTTCCGTCGCGACGCCCAAGACAACCGTATGCCATCGAAGGTTCACTCTCGCGGTCGAATTGACGGCGCCGTCGCGCTGATCATGGCCGCTGGCCTCGCAACCATGGGCGTGAAGAAGGCCGAGAAGTCGTTCTGGGAGCAGGCGGCCTAGCGCTTCAATCCGCGTCGGCGGCGTCGCCCATAGATTTCCGCGATGATCGATCGGCCGCGCGCCTCCATCGGGAATCGTTGACATGGCGCAACCGTCGTTCTGGGACGCCGTGCGCGGGTTTTTCTCAAAAAAAAGCGACACGCTGGAGCTTTTCCGCGAGGTTTTCGGCGGCCGCCCGTCATCGTCAGGCGTTACGATAACGACGCAGCGCGCCCTGGAGATTTCAACTGCGTATGGGTGTGGCCGCGTCATTTCCGAAGGCGTCGCCCAGGGATCGCCGAAACTGTATCTCGAAAACGCCGGTCGCCGGACCGTCCAGTACGACAATCCCGCTCACCAGGTGCTGTGTGTGAAGCCGAACGACTGGCAGACGTCGTTCGGCTACATCGAAACGGTGATGTTCCACCTGGTCTTCACCAACAATCATTTCAGCTTCAAGAATCGCGTGGGATCCGAGCGACGCCTGGTCGAGCTGGTCCCGATCGAGCCCGGTCGCGTGACGGTGAAGCGGGCCAATGACTACACGCTTTCCTACGACGTCCGCGGCGACGATGGCTCAGTGCAGAATTTTCCGGCAGAGACGATCTGGCATCTGCGCGGCCCTTCATGGAATTCGTGGACCGGCATGGAGGCAGTGAAGCTGGCGCGCGACGCGTTGGGTCTCGCGATCGCGCTCGAAGAGAACCAGGCGACCTTCCATCGCAACGGCGCCAAGACGTCCGGGCTACTGTCGATGGAAAACAACCTCGGCATAGAAAAATACGCCCAGCTTGCGGCGTGGCTGGACAAATACCTGCCTGGCGGCGAGCGGCATCAGAAGCCAATGATCCTCGATAACGGCGCGTCGTTCACGAACATGACGATGACCGCTGTTGACGCCCAACAGGTCGAGACCCGCAACCATCAAGTCGAGGAAATCTGCCGGTTTTTCCGCGTCATGCCGATCATGATCGGCTATAGCGACAAAACGGCCACTTATGCGTCGGCCGAGCAGATGTTTCTCGCCCACATCGTCCACACGCTGACCCCCTGGTATCTGCGTCTCGAGCAGAGCGCCAACCTCAACCTGCTGACGCCGCAGGAGAGGGCGCAGGGCATGTATTTCAAGTTCAACGCCAATGCATTGCTGCGCGGTTCGACCGAAGCGCGCGCCAAATATTTCCAGGCCGCGATGGGCTCAGGCGGGATCAAGGGGTGGATGACGCAGAACGAGGTCCGCGCCCTCGAAGAATTGGATCGGATCGACGATCCTGAAGCCGACAAGCTGCCTCAACCCGCCGCCGTCTCGCCAGCCTCAAAATCCGACCCGAACAACCCAGCGCCGGATCCGGCCAAGGACGCGTGATGCAGCGTGAGACCAAGCAAATCGGCCTGACCGAGCTGAAGTTCTCGTCTGACGGGCAGACAGGCACGTTTACCGGCTACGGCGCCTACTTCAACAACACCGACAGTTATGGCGACGTGATCGCGCCCGGCGCGTTCGCGCGCACGCTGCGCGAGGCGAAGCGCAATGATCGCTACCCGGCGATGCTCCTGCAGCACGGCAGCTGGCTCGGCGGCGACGACAACATGCCCGTCGGCGTCTGGACATCGATGAAGGAGGACGACAATGGCCTCCTGGTCGAAGGCAAGCTCGCCGACACGACGCGCGGCAAAGACGCTTACGCACTCCTGAAGATGGAGCCGCGGCCCGCGATCACCGGCCTGTCGATCGGATTCTTCGCCAAGGAAGTCGAGTTCAACGACAAGCCGAAAGGTCCGCGGCGCACCATCAAGGATGTGGACCTGCTCGAAGTGTCGCTGGTGACGTTCCCGGCGAACGACAAGGCGCGGATCACCGGCGTGAAGTCGCTGAATGCCCGCGATCTCGAAGCGGCCCTACGTTCACGCCTGAATTTGTCGAAATCCGATGCCGTGACGGCTATCGGCTTGATGAAAGAACACCTCCGCGACGGCGGTGTGGACGACCAGGACGACCGCGACGGCGCCGATCTGGAACAGCTGGCGGAACTGCTCCGCCGTAACACCGCAATGATCAGAGGATCGCATGTCTGACTTCGCCACCGTCAAAAAGCTCATCGACGACCAGAACTCTGCCTTCGAAGAGTTCAAGAAGACACACACGGCCGAGATCATCGAGCTGAAGAAGAATCGCCAGGACCCGCTGACCGAGGAAAAGCTCGCCAAGATCGACAAGTCGCTGAATGACCTCGGCGAGGCCAACCAGAAGCTGCTCGGCGGCATCGAGGCCGAACGCAAGGAGCGGGAGGAGCTGGAAAAGCGCCTCAACCGCCCGAACGCGACCGAAAAGACGCCCGAGGACGTGAAGTTCAACGACTTCAACCGCCAGCTGAAGGCCAAGCGGCGCGATTTGGGCAAGCCGGAGATCGACCTCGATCGCAAGGGCTTCGAGGAGTACTGCAAGGCGTTCGACAATTACATCCGGTACGGCAAAGAGCAGCTGACCGCCGAGGAAGTGAAGACGATGCAGGTCTCCGTCGACCCCGACGGCGGCTATCTGGTGTCGCCGGACACATCCGGCCAGATCGTGAAGAAGCTCTACGAGACATCGCCGATGCGCCAGCTCGCGACGGTCATCACCACGTCGAAGGACAGGGTCGAAGGCATCGACGACCTTGATGAAGCGGGCGCCGGTTATGCCGGCGAGCGCGCAACGTCAGGCAATACAAAGACTCCCCAAGTCGGCAAATGGGAGGTTCCGGTCTGGAACATCGACACCGAGCCGAAAATCACCCAGAACCTGCTCGACGATGCCGACATCGACGTCGGAGCCTGGCTGGGCGGCAAGGTCTCCGACAAGCTGGCCCGCTTCCAGAACGCCGAACATATCACCGGCGCGGCAAAAATCCGCGGGATCATGTCCTATCCGCTGGTGGCCGATACTGGCGCCGGCGTCGCCTGGGGGGCGATGGGCTATCTCAAGACCGGCGTGGACGGCGACTTCGCGGCGACCGATCCAGCCGACAAGATATTCGACCTGGTCGGCCTGGTGAAGAACGGCTACCTGAATGGAGCCTCATTCCTGACCAAGCGCGAGGTCATCACCAAGATCCGGAAGTTCAAGGACACCAACCACCAATATCTCTGGCAACCCGCGCTCGTCGCGGGCCAGCCGGAGACGCTGATGGGTTACACGCTGGCGCGCGCCGAAGACCTCGCCGCCCTGTCGACCCACGGCAACTCGATGGCCTTCGGTAACTTCAAGGAGGCCTATCTGGTTGTCGACCGGAAGGGCGCGAGCACGCTCCGCGATCCCTATACGGCCAAGCCTTTCATCAAATTCTACACGGTCGTCCGCTCCGGCGGCGGCGTGGTGAATTTCGAGGCCGTGAAGGTTCTGCAGTTCGCCGCCTGAGCCTAGCGGGCGGCTGAAAGGCCGCCCGTCCATCCCTTCAAGACTGAGGATCAGTCATGCTTCGCGACCTTTACAACAACCTCAAGGTGATCGGCGGCGTCGACCAGGCGCCGACCGACAACACCGCCGTCGTGTCGCCCATCGTCGACACGCGAGACTACCAAAGCCTGCTGTTCATCATCCTGACGGGATCGCTGGCGGATGCGGACGCGACCTTCGCGGCGCTGCTCGAAGAGAGCGACGACAGTGGCATGTCCGACGCCAACGCGGTCGATGACGCCGACATGATCGGTACGGAGGCGGGCGCGTCGTTCATTTTCTCGGACGACAACAAGCAGTTTAAACTCGGCTACATCGGCAACAAGCGCTATGTGCGCCTGACGATCACGCCAGCCGGGAATGGCAGCGCCGCCGCCATCGCCATCGCCGTGGTGGGCGTCCCCCACCTGAAGCCGGCCGCTTAGGAGGTCATCACCATGGAAGTCAGAGTCACGGCAGCGTTCGACGGCATGGAAGACGGCAAGGTCGTCAAGTTCCGGGTGGGCGACGTCATCGACGGCCCGAACGCCCAATGGGCGCTCGACAATGGCCACGCGAAACCGCCCAAGCCGGCGCCTTCGGAGCAGCCCAGACGCGGTCAGGAAAGGTCGCAGCCACAGCAGCGCGGCGGTCAGGACGGCCAGTAGCCGGGCGCAATCTGCAGGACGTGCGGGCGGTCCATTATCGGGCCGCCCGCTTTCGTTTCAGGACCCGTCATGGATTTCGCGCCTGTCCTGGTTACGCCGCCCGCCGCAGGCGATCCGATCGTCACGCTCGCGGAAGCCAAGCAGCAATGCCGTGTCGACCATGACGATGACGACGACTATATCGCCACGCTGGTCGCGGCGGCGGTGGGGCACATCGACGGCTATGCCGGCATCCTTGGCCGCTGCCTGGTTACCCAGACCTGGCAGATCGCCCTGGATTGCTGGCCCTCAGACAACACGATCCGTCTGCCATTCCCGGATGTGACGCCTACAGAGGTGACATACACGGACGTCGGCGGCGTCGACCAGCTCGTCGACGCCGCACTGTGGGGCAGCCAGACGGACGCCCTGGGCGGCTTCGTCTATTTCAAAAAGGCCTTCACGGCGCCGGACCTCAATGACGACAGGCCCGATCCGATCCGGGTGAAGTTCGAAGCCGGCTACGGCGCGGCCGAGAACGTCCCGCCCGCCATCAAGCACGCGATCAAGCTGCTGATCGCCCACTGGTACGAGAACCGCGAGGCCACCGTGGTCGGCCAGTCCATCTTCGTCGCCGAACTGCCGCTGGCGGTCGACCGTCTGCTGGCGCCTTACCGCCGTGTCGGCGTCTAGCCCGCCCGCCGTCGCCATCGTCGGGCTGGGCCCGTCGATCATGCATGCCCGCAATCTTGCGGCGCGCGGCCTGCTTCCGGCGGAGGTCTGGGGGATAAACTCGGCCGGCAGCGTCGTTGCGTGCACGCGCACCTTCGCCATGGACGATGTCCGGGTCCAGGAGCGGCGGGCGGCGGCCAGGCCCGGCCGGTCGGTGGCGCGCCTGCTGGACTGGCTCAAGACCTTCGACGGCCCGGTCTACACCAGCCGGCCGCATCCTGCTTACCCCAACCTGGTCGCGTTCCCCCTGCAGGCCGTCGTCGACGATCTGGGCGAGGTCTATTTCAACGCGACGCCCGCTTACGCGCTCGCCTACGCCATCCACCTGCGCGCGCCGCGCATCGAACTCTACGGCCTCGATTTCAGCTATCCGAACGTCCACCAGGCGGAGCAGGGCAGGGCCTGCGTCGAATACTGGATCGGCCGGGCGCGCGGCCTCGGCCTCGACGTGGTCGTCAGCAGCCAGTCCCGGCTGATGTCGGCCGACGAGCCCCTGGAGGCGAAGCTCTACGGATACGACACGCTGCACGTCAGCCTCGACGGGCGCCGGCGGCTTGCCTTCGCCGAGCGCGCCGAATTCGTGACCGCCGAGGAGATCGAGGCCCGCTATGACCATGGCCGCAGATAGAAGCGGCGGCTGGGTGCGCTTCACGCGCGCATGGGACTGGGACATCCCGAAATGGAAGGGCCGGGCGACCAAGCATTTTCCGGCCGGAACGATCATCCGTCTTACCCGCGCGCAGCATCAATCGGCGCTGGCCGCCGGCGTGGCAGTCTCCATCCCGAACCCGCGACATGCGCGGGGCGAACAGGAGACCCCACATGGGTGACCTTATCGGCTGGATCGTGACGCACGGCCTCGCGCTCTTCATCGGCGTGTGCGTCGGCGCCGGCGGCCTCAAGGCCGGCGAAGCCATCGTGAAGGGCTGGTTCAAGCCCAAGACCGCCTCGAAGTAGGCGGGCCTCGTTCATGCCCGCTGGCGCCGGCTCCCTGCGCGAACGCGTGACGTTCCAGCGCCGGGCGGCCGGCGACGACGGGGCCGGCAACACGACCACCGGCGCCTGGACCGACATTTCCGGCGCGACCTCCATCGCCGCGCGCCTCAAGCCGCTGAAACAGTCCGAGGCCGTCCTCGCCGATGGTGTGCAGGGACGCTCCAGCTTCGAGGTGACGATCCGGCTGACGGCGGCCGGGCAGGGGATCACCGTTGGCGACCGCATGAAGGACGAGCGCAGCGGCCGCACCTTCAATGTGAAGTCGCCGCCGCAGAACCCGGACGAGCGCGGACGTTTTCTCAGGATCCTTGTCGAGACGGGCGGCGCCGATGGCTAAAAGCACAACCGTCATTCGCTTTCGCATGGAATGGGACCCGGAAGACCGGGCCGCCTTCGAGCGCGACGCCGAACGGATCATTCTGAAGTATGGCGACCAGCCGCATACGCGCCAGCGTCGTGATGAGGAATTGGAGCGCGCCGCGCAGCTTTTCGTGAGCCTTGGCTCTTTCGTCCAGGTGCCGGCCGATGGCTAACAACCGCTTTTCCAACAAGTCGCGCGCCCTCAAGCGCATGGCGGCGCTGCCTGCCGCCATCAAGGTCGAGACGAAGGCGGCTTTGCTCAAGAACGCCGTCATGGTCATGGAGGCCCAGCGCCAGGCCGCCCCGGTCGACGATGGCGACCTGCGCGAGTCCGGCAAGGTGAAGGACATCTCGGATTCCGCGCGGATCGCCGTGCAGGTCGGCTTCGGCGATGAAAAGGCCTTCTACGCGCGCATGGTTGAATTCGGCACGCCGAAGCAGCACGCCCAGCCCTTCTTCTATCCGGTCTATCGCAGCCTCAAGAAGCGCGTGATCGCGAGCATCGCCCGCGCGGCCGGGAAGGGCGCGCGGAAGGCGGTTGGCGGCCAATGAACGATCCATCGGCCGCCCTGCAGACGGCGCACGTCGCGGCGCTCAAGGCCTCGGCGGCGCTGAAGGCGCTGATCGGCGATCCGGTGCGCGTGCGCGACAAGGTCGAGGATACGATCGCCTATCCCTATATGCGCGTCGGCGATGACCAGGTGATCGGCGATTCCAATGGCTGCGCCGACGCCTGGGAGGTCTTCTCGACCTTTCATATCTTCGCCAACGACCCGCGCGCGCGCATGACCGTGAAGGAAATCGGCGGGGCCGTTCTCGGCGCGGTCTGTGATCCCGATGCGCCCATCACGCCGGCAGGCTTCCGCGCGACACTGTCCGAATTGCGCGACTTCCGCACCTTCTTCGAGGCTGACGGCGTCACGGCGCACGGCGTGCTGACGGTCCGCCACCTCATCGACGCCGCCTGACGGCGCGCTCAATCCGCCCGCCCGCGCACGCCCATAGCCTTTCCCCCGATCGGCGTTTGTCGCCGCGTTCGGAGGGCTTTCCAAAATGTCGCTGGCCAAGACGCTGCGTGGCACACAGCTGCTGATCAAGGTGTCGGACGGGGCCTCATCGCCCGTCTTCTCGCATCCGTGTCTGATCAACACCAGCCGCGGCATTCAGCTCACCGCCGAAATGAACGAGGTCCTGGTGCCGGACTGCTCCGACCCGGACCTGATGGCGTGGCTCGAGCGCGAGAAGAAATCGCTGTCGGCGACGATCTCCGGCGCGGGCGTGCTCAACACGCCCGACTTCCCGGACTATTTCGACTGGTTCACGTCGGCCGACCCGAAGGCCTGCCGGGTGGAGCTTAATGGCGTCAGCGGCGCCAATGGCGGCGGCTACCTGGCGGGGTCGTTCCACCTCGCCTCGCTGGAGACCAGCGGCGACAGGGGCGACAAGGTCCAGGTGACCATGTCGCTGCCCTCCACCGGCGAGATCACCTGGACCGACGCCAGCTGATGAGCCGCGGCGCCGAGATCGACCTCAACTTTCCCGACCGCGAGCGGACATTCGCGCTCAAGATCGGCCAGCTGCGGCTGCTGCAGGAGAAGTGCAACGCCGGGCCGATGGCGATCCTGCGCCGGCTGTCGACCGGCGACTGGTTCGTCGACGACGTGATCGAGACGCTGCGCCTCGGCCTCATCGGCGGCGGCGCCAGGCTCGAGGAGGCCGTGAAGCTGCGCGCGGAGATCGAGCAGCGCCCGCTGGCCGAGGCCGTGCCCGCCGCAATCGTCGTGTTGTCGGCCGCCCTGGTCGGCCCGTCGGATGAGGCCTTCGACCAGCCGCCGGATGACGACGCGGAAAAGCAGGCGGCGAGGGGGACCGGCTCCACTTCCTCGACATCTACGGCAACGGAGCCGTCCTCGGCTGGACCGCCGCCGACATCGATCAACTGAGCCTCTGGCAGTACCGGGCGGCCGTGCAGGGCCACAACCGCGCCAACCAGTCGGAGGACGCCGCGCTCAAGCCGCCATCGGGCGATGAACTCGACGCGGCGATCATCAACTCCGTGGTGCACTGATGGCTGTCGATATCGAGCGTCTCGTCCTGCAGATGTCGGCGGACATCAACAAGCTCGAGAAGGCGAACCAGCGCGCCGTCCAGGGCACGTCGAAATCCCTGAAGCAGATCGAAGACCGCTTCGACCAGATGAATGTCCGCGTCTCGCGCTCGGGCGAGCAGATGGGCCTCAACCTCAGGAACGCCATCGCCGGCATCGGCGTGACGCTCGCGGTCCGCGAACTCGAAGACTACTCCAACGCCTGGATCAGCCTGCGCAACACGGCGCGCCAGTACCAGGACGTGATCGGTCCCGTCGGGGAATCGACCAATCGCCTGGTCAAGACCGCCAACGACGCCGGCGTCGCCGTCCAGGATCTCAGTTTTCTCATGGGCGCCGGATCGAGGGCGGCGCGCACGCTCGGCCGCGATGGCGACGACGTGTTCAACTTCCTCGAGGCGGTATCGAAGGGCGCCGCCATCGCCAACACCGGGACGGCCGCCGTTTCCGGCGCCATGGTGCAGCTCAGCCAGTCGATCGGCTCGCCCAAGGCCCAGCTGCAGGAGTTCAACTCCATTGTCGAGGGCACGCCCCGTCTGGCGCAGGCCTTCGCCGACGGCATCAAGGAAGCCAACGGCTCGATCTCGACGCTGCGCCAGCTCATCGCCGACGGCCGGGTCTCGGGGGCCGACCTCTTCCAGGGTCTGCTGAGCCAGCTGCCGAAACTGCGCGCCGAGTTCGCCACGGCCGAGGTCTCGATCGGCCGGGCGCTCACGGTGCTGCGCAACGCCGCATTGCAGTATGTCGGTGCGTTCGACCAATCGACCGGCGCCAGCGCCACGCTGGCCGGACTCATCAAGCACGTCGCCGATAACCTCGATCTCTTTGCGGCGGCGGCGTTCGCTACGACTGTCGTTTTGGGCGGAAGAGGTCTTGCGGGCGCCATCGGCGACGTCGGAAAGCGGCTGCAGGAAACCCAGCGGGCGTTTACCGGACAGAGGGAGGCGCTCGCCGCGCGGGCAGCGGCCGCGAAGGAATCGTCCGCAGCGATATCTGTCGAGGCGGCCAATATCGCCAGCAATCTGGCTGTGCAGCGAAAGATGGTCGAGCAGCTCGGCGAGGCGGTCGCAGCGAGCGAAGAGGCGTCCAACTCCTGGCATCGTCAGCGCGCCGCAATGGTTGAGGTGGAGAACGCGCAGAAGGCGCTGATCGCTGCGAACAATCTTGCGGGGGAGTCGGGTGGCCGGCTGATGTCGCAGCAGACAGCCGTGGCGCTCGCCACGCACCGGCTTCAGGAGGCAGAGGCCAGACTGGCCATCCTTCGTCAGACACAGCCCCAGGAACTCAAGGATTATACGCGAGCGCTGGCCGCAATGCAGGCTGGCGAGGAAGCGGCTGCTGCTGCGTCATCGAAGCTCGTGGCTTCCCAGGTCGAGTTGTCTGCTGCGCAGAAGGCGGCGACCGGACTTACAGCCGAAATGTCGGCCGTGATGAAGGGATTCGGCGCCTTCCTGTCCGGTCCGCTCGGCACGATCGCGCTGATCGGCGCGCTGACCTTCGGCATGCAGGTTTTCTCCGGCGCGTCGAAAACGACCGCCGATCGCATCGACGATGTGAAGTCGACCATGGATCGCCTGCGCGAGACGCAGGGGTTCATTACGACCGACACGGCGAAGCTCAAGGCCGAGAACGACAAGCTCACCAAGGCGATCGAGGCCCAGCAGCCGGCGGCGGAAGACACGGCGCGCGTCGAGATTGCGGCCATCCAGTCGCGGATCGCCAAGAACAAGGAACTGGCGAAGACCTACGAATCGCAGATCCGGTCCCAGTTGGCGCTGGCGGAGCAGACGGCGCGCCGGGAGAATGCGGGCGACAAGTCGGTCGCGCTCGGATACGCACTGCGCCCGGATGTGCCGATCGACGCCTCGATGCCGGGCGGCGGCGCGGACGCCATCCTGGCGGCGGCAAAGTCAGCCATCGTCAAGGCCCAGACCGAAGGCCAGGCGCTCAACGACGCCCAGACGCGGCTCATCACCATCCTGGCCCGCATGGAGGGGCGCACGGCCGATGTGGAGCGACTGCGGGAATCCCTGAAGGATATAACCAACCCGACTTCCGCTGACGGCGCATCCTCCGTCGACGTTTCCGGCGGCGCCAGCGCCTCGAAGCTGAAGCAGTATTCGACCGCGCTCGAAGACTACAAAAACACGCTCCTGGCCATAGGCAAATCCACGGAAGGCGTCGCCGCAAAGTCGCGCGCGGCCGTGCAGGCCCTGCTGGACTACGCCAAGGCGTCCGGCGATGTGGCCGGCGCACTGGCGCACATTCCGCAACTATCCGACGTGCTGGACCCGCAGGATGCGCGGCTCGTCAGGGACGAACTCGTCGGCATGGCGCAGGCGGCCGTCGATGCCGCGGCCACTGGCGCCGACAAGATCGAGGCTGACTTCCGCAAGGCGATGGAAAACATCGCGACGGCCCACCGTGCAGCTGTAGCGGCCGGCATTGACGATCTCGCCGCCTATGGCCGCGCGATCGATGACGCCGTCCAGAAGCGCGCCGACGACCTGCAGGACCTCGCGGACAAGATGGCCGTCAAAAGCCCGTTCGCCGGCGCCATCGACGATCTCAAGGACGATCCGAAAAACCTTCCGGAGTTCGAGGTCTACGGCCAGGCGCTCCGGGATGCGACCAAGGAAGGTCTGGCCCGAGGCCTCAAGGAGGGCATCGAGACGGACGATTGGGGCAAGGCCTTCCGGGATGTGCTGGCCGACTCGATTACCCAAGCGCTCGACAAATCGCTCGACCGCCTGGCGGACATGCTCACCAACCTCGTGATCGGCGACGGGTCGAGCAACAACAGCGGCCTGATCAATTCGTTCATCGGCCTGTTCACCAGCGGCCAGAACCGCGCCAGCGGCGGCCCGCGCTCGGCCTTCTCGATGGGCAAGGTCAACGAGACGGGGCAGGGCGAGTTCCTGTTCATGGGCAACAATCCCGGCCAGGTGCTCACCGCGGCCCAGGTGAACGCCAAGGTCGCCGGCGGCGCGCGCGGCAGTGTTTCGATCAACGCTCCCCTCATCGTCCAGGGCTCGATCGACGCGGCGACCTGGCCGCAGGTGCAGCGGGCGATGGCGGAGAACAACCAGAAGCTGATGCAGGTGGTCCCGCACATGATCGACGGCCGGACCATCGAAAACAGGCGCTATCGGCGCTATGGAGGCAAGCGATGAGCGCCGGCGAGCTGCTGCTGACCTACAAGCTGGTGCGCGCGGAATTCGTGCTGGTGACGAACCAGACCGCCCGGATGGGCAACAACGGCAACAGCATCGTCACGGAGCAGGGCCCGTCGCTCTACAAGCACATCGTCGAGACCGAAGAGCTCGACCTCGCCAGCGCCCGCGCCTGGAAGGCCTGGTGCGAACGGCGCGAAGGCCGGATGTACACCTATACCGGCTGGGATCTGTTCTACGTGAACCCGCTGCTGCCGCTGGATACGGCGGACGGCTCTCTCACCCTGACGGTGGATAGCGCCAACTCGCAGATCACCGTCGGCGGGGTGGGGACCTGGGCGGCGCGCGTCGGCGACATGGTCTCCTACCGCACGGCGGCCAACGGCTTTTATTGCGGCCGCGTGCAGGCGGACGCCTCGCCATCGGCAGGCGACATCACCCTGACGATGTGGCCCCGGCCGGTGGCGAAGCATGCGACGACGCCGGCGGTGCGGCGCGTGCAGGCGCTGGCCGAATTCGAGATCACAACCGACCTCTCCGGGTTCGAACCCTACTCTGGGCGGAAGCTGTCCTTCGAGGCGCAGCAAGTCACCCGCGACTGAGGTTCGATGTCTTTCCCGCTGACGCCCGATGTCGATGCGCTGATCGCCGCCGGCAAGCTGGCCAAGGCGATGCTGGTCGACCTCTATTCGGCCGACGCCGACGGCGATCCGACGCCGATCCGCTTCTGGGATCGCCCCGGGACGCTGTCCTATACGGCCGACGACCTCGTGCCCGGCGATGGACGTTCGGACCCGCCTGCGCTTGACGACGAGGTTGCCTACCTGTCGATGCGGGGCCGAATGCGGATCTCGCGCGAGATCCGCTTCACGGCGACGCTGGCCTCGGAGCCGCTGAAGATCACGGTCGACGGCAGCCGCTCGCTGGACGATGACGACATCGTCGGCCAGTGGGTCAAAAGCGACTGGTACCAGCGAAACGTCCGCGTCCGCCAGGTGGTGATCAACCCCGCGAGCGGCGCGGTGCTCGAAGGCGCCTGCTGGGAGTGGAACGGTCGGATGGACTACCGGCAGCGTCCGCGCCAGGGCGATCAGCCGCTGGCGTGGGAGCTCACCTGCCAGCCGGGCCTGTTCCGCGTGCAGGGCCGCAACATGCACACGCGCACGCACGCCGACCAGCAGCGGCGCCTCGCCGGCGATCTCTTTTTCCAGGGCACGCCGGCCATGGTTGCGCTGCAGCCGGTCTGGGGCCGCACGACGGCGAATGTTCCCGGCATTCGCGCCAGCTTTACGGGCGGCGGCGGCGTCAATGGGGTCAATGGCGCCAACACCAACGAAAAGTACTAGGCCGTGAAGCGCTTGCCCGACTGGCCTCAGCGTCTCTGGCGGGCGAGGGAAGAGCGCCGGTTCTCCCCGTTGGTCTGGGGCCAGCTCGACTGCGCCCTCTACGGCGCCGATCTTGTTCTTGCGATGACCGGCGTGGACCTCGCGCGCGGCTTTCGCGGAACCTATCGCGACGAGGCCGGCGCGCGGGCGCTGATGGCGGCGCACGGCTGGACCGACATGGCGGCGCTGCTCGACGCCTTCCTGCCGCGGATCGAGCGCCCGCGCCGCGGCGACGTCACGCTGCTCAATGACGGTCAGGCCATCGGCGTCTGTCTCGATCACCGCCACGCCATCGGCGCCGGGCCGCTGCGGCCGGTGACCGTGCGCATCGACCCGGCCGGCCCGTTCTGGAGGGTTGGCTAGATGACGGCCGTCATCGTTCCGATCGCCGAATGGGTCGGCAGTTTCATCGCCAGCATTGGATGGAGCGGCGCTTCGGTCGAAGCGCTCTATGCTGTCGGCTATACCGCTACCTATGTCGCTCTCGAAGCGGCGCTGGCTTATGGCGTCTCGGAAGCGACGCGCCCGGACATTCCGAAGCCGCAAGGCCAGGAACTGCATCTGCAGATCGACCCGGCCTATCCGCGCCAGATGATCATCGGCGAGCGGGCCATCGCCGGCTCGCTGGCGGCCCACTATTCGAGCGGCGGGCATAACTACAACATCCACCTGGTCTATCCGCTGGCCGACCATCCGTGCACGTCGCTCGAGAAGGTCTATGCCGACGGCCGGCTGGTGTGGGGAACCCCGCTGGCGCACGGCGTCCGCACCGAAATCACCACCTACAACTATTCCGGCGGCCCGCGCGTCTGGATGACCTGGCATGACGGCCGGCCCGGGCAGGCCGCCGACGCCGACCTGATCACCAAATCAGCGCTCGACGACCTGGTCGTGGCCGGATCGAAGCCCGCGTGGACCAGCAATCACAAGGGCGCCGGCGTCGCCTACGTCCATGTCGAACTGCAATGGGATTCCGACATTCTCACGTCCATCCCGCAACTCCTCTTCGTGGTGAAGGGCGCGCCGCTCTACGACCGTCGCAAGGACACGACGGCGGGCGGGAGCGGCAGCCACCGCCTCGACGATCCGTCGACGTGGGAATATTCGGACAACGTCGTCACGGCGCTCGATCACTACCTTCTGGGTTACAAGGTCGAGGACGAGGCGATCGCCTTCGGCGTCGGGCTGCGGCCGGACGAGGTTCCCTACGACCTGATCGCGTCGGCGGCGGATATCGCCGATGAAGACATCGACGTCGGCGTCGGCGCCGCGGCGGCGGTCATCAAGCGCTTCCGCATGAACGGCATCGTCGGCTCGGAAGAACTCTTCCAGTCGGTTATCGAGCAGATGCAGGTGCAGTTTGCCGCGCGCGTCGTCGACCTCGGCGGCCGCATCGGCATCCTCGGCGCCGAGGAGCGGCCCACGGTCGTCGATCTCACCGACCAGGACCAGATCCGCGACGAAGTGTTCACTTTCTCGGATGAACTCGCCTTCGACGACCTGATCGGCGCCGTCGAGGGGCAGTTTTCCGACCCGGCGCAGCTCTGGGAAGCGACCGACTATGAGCGTCAGGTCTCCGACAAGCTCGTCCTCGCCGACGGCGGCGAGGCCGGAACGCGCACGGTGCCGCTGCCCTACGAGACCGATCCGCGCCGCGCGGTGCGTCTCGCCAGCGCCTATCTCCAGCGCGAGGCGCTGCCGGTGCGCATCGCCGGCAAGTTCAACCAGAAGGCCTGGAAGCTCGAGGCCGGCGACTGGTTTACCTACACGAGCCCGTCAGAAGACATCGACGGCGACGTCTTCGAGGTGATCGAGATCGTGAAGTTCGACGACTTCACCGTCGGTCTCACGGCGCGCGCGGTGAACCCGGATTTCCTCGCCTTCGACGTGGATGACGACCCCGACCTCGGCGTCCCGCCCGATTTCGACCCGGTCAACCTGCTGCTGGATGCGCCCTCGGGCACGCTCGCCAACGCCAGCATTTCAGGCGGCGGCGCCACCGAGCCGGGCCTCAAGTTCACGCTGGCGACAATCGACGCCCTGGCGCGCGAGCTCGTCCTCGAAGTCCGCAAGTGGGATGCGGGCACGTCCGCTTTCGTCGGCGATCCGATCACCATCACGGCCCACGCGGACCAGGCGGTGACGCTGATCCGCCAGGGCGTGCTGCCCAACAGCGATTACAAGGCGCGCGCCAAATGCCGGGCCGGCCATCGCGAGAGCCCGTGGACTGACTATTCCAGCGCTGTCACCACGTCGACCACCTACACGGTGCCTGGATCCTCGCTGGCCGCCGCCATCGTCGGGCAGGGCGCGCTGGCCACGCTGAACACCGTGACGGCGAGTGTGCTCGCCGCCGGCGTCGGCAAGAACTGCATCATCGACGGCGATTTCCGGCAGGGGACGGCGTTCTGGTACGCGAGCTCCTCGGCCGGCTCGGTTGTCCAGTCGGCGGCTGCCGGCGGCGGCGTCAGGTACCTGCAGGTCGCCGGCACAGGCGTCACGGTCGGGGAATCCATCTGGGCCTACGCGCTGCCGACCAACGCGCTGCCTGTCGTTCCGGGCGATCGCATCGAAGCGTCCGCCTATGTCGGCGGGGCGAATATCTCGTCGGTCGTCATGAACGTGCAGTTCGCCGACGATGCTGGCTCATATATTTCGGAGAGCGGCGGCTTCACGACGTCATCGCCCGGCGCCGGCGGCGGGGACCTGTCGACCTACACGCGCATCGGCGGTTTCGTCACCGCGCCCGCAACCGCCAAGCGGGCAAACATCGTCATCTATGCCGTCGCGTCGACGACGTCGCCCACGCTCAAGATCGCCAAGCCCTTCATCGCGCGCGCGACCGCCGCCCAGACCGAACTCACCCCGTGGAACATCGGCTTCGAGGCCGTGCCGGGCGCCGACGTTACGTCGGCCAACACGGCCGCCGCCGTCACCGGGCAGGGCAGCGGCGCCACGGCCAACGATCTCGCCGGTCTCAACGCGACAGACGCGGCCAATCTCACAAACGCCCTGTCGACGGCCAAGCGCCTGATCGTCCCGGACTTCGCGCAGCAGGGGCTGCATTGGTTTGATGGGTTCGGCGGCTCGCCGGAGAGCGTCGCGGATCCGACGGTCCTTGGCTATTATGACATCGCCAACGTCGGCAAGGTGATGCGCATCGCGCCAACCTTCTACCTGACGCCGAAGGCCGCGTTCAAGCCGGTGCAGGGCCGGCGCTATCTCCACCTGGTGCGGGTCAGAGCCTCGACCAACCCGACGTCCGGATCAATGACGGCGGGTCTCTACGTCATCAACGGCCTGGATACGGGCTACGCTCACGGCAATGCGAGCTACAGCACCAGCCAGCCTGTGGGCACGGTCAACGAAAAGATCGGCATCGTCGCCAGCGACGGCTGGGTGACGCTGGCGCGCGTCTACACCGCCTCAACGCCCGGCAATAATGACGCCTACTGGCGTCCGCGCATGGACCTCTCGCAGACAGGCGCCGGCGGCCAGCTCGAAGTCCAGTATTTCGACGTCATCGACGTGACGGACATTCCGGTGGGCCGCGTGCTCACGGACCTGATCCGTGCGGACGGCGCGACCAGCGTCACCGAGGCGGCGGTGGTGACATCGAGCGGGACCGCGGCCGCCATCACCGGCCAGGGAAATTTCGCCACCGGAAACTACTACCGCAGCGCGACCGACCCGGGCGGCGCGGAAGGCGTCCTGTGGGTCGACACCACGACCAATACGGTGAAGCTCTACACCGGCGGGGCCTATCACGTGATCTCGACGATCGCCGGCGCCGTGCTGACCGCCAGCTTCTCGCCGTCCTTCCCGCAGGATGCGCGCACGGGCGCAGGCTCGCGGTCGGTGTCGTGCACTATCACCGTGTCGGGCGGGTCCGGGTCCTACAGCTACGCCTGGTCGATCCTGGAGCAGAACTCGGCTGGCGGAACCGGAACGGCGGTGGCGACGTTGGGCGCCACCCGGACATCCGCCACGATCAGCGCCGGCTGCACGGTGACGCTCGGCCAGTCCTGCTATGGCCATCTGCAGTGCCTTGTCACCGACACCTCGACGGGCCAGACGGCGGCGTTCGCCCTCGGCTTTGACATGTCGGAAACAACATGATCGCCGCCATCGTCCTGCAGCTCGCGACGCTCAACCTGCCTTATCCCTGGCTCGAAGCCTGCTACCGCGACCGCCCGGCCGGCTGCGAGGTCGCCCATATCGCGCCGGTCGACCTCGCCTATGTCAACAAGCTGGTGAGCGAGACGCTCGCACCCGAACTGACGCCGGCGCCGGACGCGCCCTGGATCGCGTTTCCCGTCGATCGCCGCGGCGACTGCAAGGCCAATGTGATGACCAAGCGCGCGGCGCTGATCGCGCTCGGCCTGCCGGCGTCGGCGATGACGATCGAACTCGGCGAAGTGACCTATGACGACGGCCATCGCGAAAATCACGCGGTCCTGTGGGTGGCGCTCGACGGCAAGACGTGGGCGCTCGACAACCTGACGCCCGACCGCATCTACACGGCCGATGCGCGTCCCTACCAGTGGCGGCGGATCGCGCTGCAGGACCATGCCGGCGTCCCGTGGATCGCCAGCGAAATCTCCAATGAACCGGCGCCGGCCGCGGGGCGCTGATACTGCGCTCCCGATCCGGAGCGCCCATGGCCGATTTCCCGAAAGACATTCCCGCCCTCCAGGCGGCGCTGCTGGCCTTCAGCCTGCCGGCGGTGCCCGGCGGCGATGAGCCCGATCCATGGGCGGCCGAGCGCGGGCGGCTTGCGGAGGCGCAGGCGTCCGGCTCGGTTGTTCCTGCGACCGTGACGATTCTGGATGCGCTGAGCCCGCGCCTCGCCGATCTCGACCCGGCCGGGCTGCAGGTGCTCGCCGGCGCCGCCTATCTCGTCTCGGCGAACGGCTGGTTCGGGCGCGGTCAGGCCGCGGCGGACGCGCTGCTGGCGGCGACAGCCGCGCTTAACGCGTCGGCATAGCCGCGCGCTACTGCCCGATCCACTCCCGCCGCCGCGCCGCCGGCATCGCCAGTAGGAGGCGGATGGCGAGCGCGGCCGGGCCGTCGCAGCCAGCCTCGGCATAGCGCTGCGAGGTGCGCAGGGTGACGCCGATGAGGCGGCCGGCTGCGGCCTGGGTGAGGCCCAGCTCGTCGAGCGCGGCGCGGTACTGGGCGGCGGTAAGCGCGTGGGTCATGGACGTTTCGCCGCCGGAGTCGCGAAGGCCTCGATCTCGCCGGCCAGCGCCTGCGCCTCATCCACGTGCTGGCGCAGGAGTTTCGCCGCATCCCGCAGGATGCCGAGCGGCGGCTGGCTCGATCCGGCGAGCCAGCGCCGCAGGTCGCGGTCGCTTTTAAGGCCCAGCGCCACTGTAAGCCCCATCGCCGCCGCCGTCGGTGAGCCGAAAATCGTTTCTCCAGCTTGAGAAAGATAGGCGCTGCGGCGCGCCGTTTCAGCGTCGATCTCGCGGTCGAGTGCGGCGTCGGCGGTGATCCACTCGGTTGCCGAGCACATTCGCGGGTCGTTGCAACTATCGGCCGACAGGAGGCTGTTGATCGCCGAATATTCGTCGTCGCTGAAATGCTCGCGGCGATGGTTGAGCAGCCAGATCGCATAGTGGTGGAGATCGTCGGTCATGGGCGGCATGGCGATTATTTCCCGTTGAGAATGTTTTCGATGATGATGTTGGCCTCGCCCGCGGTCAGCGTGTCGCAGGCGAGTTTCGAGAGCGGCCAGTTGCGTTCGACCGCCAGTTTGGCGAGGAGGTCGATCTGGGCGGCGCTGGCGCCATATTGCTGGCGGCGACCGGCGGCGGTGCGGAGTTCGGCGCGGAATTCTTCGAAGGTCGCCGGCTTGGCGGCCTGGGCGGCGCGGTATTCGTCCGATTCCGCCCAGGCAGCGCGCTCCGCGTTCATTTCGTCGCGGAACCATTCGCGATAGTCGGCGCGGTCGTAGCCATAGCGTTCGTCGGCCAGCCGCGCTTCGAAAATGTCACGGTTCTCGCGGGCAAGGCGGACGAAAGCTTTAACGTTGATTTTGGTGGTGGTCATCGCGGGGCCTTCCCCTGTTTCCGGCTGGGGCTGATCCCCTGCCGATGAAAAGAACCTACGACATTATGTCGTAGAGCGCAAGTCCGCCTGCGAAGGTTTTTTCCTAAAAAATCGGCCCGGGATTTTAAGGCCCGGGCCGCTGGCGTTTTCGAGTTAACAAACTCGTTAAATCAGGCCGCTTTGGCCGCGCGGGCAACGCGCATGTGGATGCGGTTGCGGGTGCGGCGGGCGCGCGCCTTGGTGAAGCCGGTCTCGCCGGTGGCGCGCTGGCGTTCGTCCTTCGCGTCCTTCTCGTCGAGCATCTTGGTGCGGATGGCCTTTTCGAGGTCGAAGGTCACGACGTTGTCGTCGTTCGAGAAGTCGGGCAGGGCGGGCGCGGCTTCGAAGATCGCCGAATGGACCGGCGCGCGGCGGCCGCCCGTGGGCGACGACGTCCGGACGTCGATGGGATCGCAGCTCGCATACTTCGCCACGAAATTGAGGCCGGCATAGATGGCGGCGCCGAGGAGGACGCCGGCGAGCGCCCAGCCGCGCCCCCAGTCCATGCCGCCTTCGCCGGCGATGGCGATGGCGGCGAAGCTGTAGAGGCCGATCTGGAGCCCGCCGATGCCGACGCTCATCGCCTTGAGCACGGCGGCGCGGCTGTCGTCGCCGACGCGCTCGATGGCCGCCAGACGACCGAGCGCGGTCCATTGCAGCCATTCGAAGCCGATCAGGGCGGCGGTGGCGGCCCCGGCGAGGCCCGCCGGCAGCGCGGCGCTGGCGCCCGCATGGACGGCATAGGCCGAGGTGGCCACGATGGCGGCAGCGGCGGCATGGCTCACCGGGCGGTGGGCGACGATCCAGGTCAACGCATTCTTAAGAGGGGTTGAGGTAGTGTTCATGTGTCAGCTCCTACTGGCCGAGAAGGCGGGTGGTTCCTCACCGCGTCTTCAGTGATCCGGGGGTTCCTGCCCCCGGATCGCCCCTCTCCGGTTGTGCCGTGGGGCGATGACCCGTTTTCGCACAGACAAGTTGATGGAGTGAGAACGGAAGGTTTCGCAGTAGTGAAGAGCGGCCAATAGTCCGCTTTCCGCGTCATCCCCCCAGCCAGTGTGGCCAGACAGGCGACCCGGATAGTCCGCGCACGCTGTTCAAGCCCGGTATACCTGCAGCTGCCCGTATCGTGGGCCAGTCGATCCCCCGCGCGGAGAGCCGCGCACATGGGCGTTGTCTGCTGCAGTTGTCCCTCAGCCCACGTGCGGGCAGTCGGGCGGCCGGAAATCCCTTTCGGGCAAAGCTCCCGCCGGGCGCATCGGACTTTTGGGCGCGGGAAATCCGTCAACCGCGGGCGAGCCATCAGTTTCGGAATTGGCTGGGGCCAAATGGCGCGGTATAAGAACCGCACTTTGCAGAGAGGATGGCCCTAACCATCCGAACGAGGCCGGGACACTCACCAGTGACCGGCCTCAACCCTTTCTAAGGCCGCCCACAGCGGCGCTGATTGACGGCAGGTCGTCGGTTTACGGTGTCACCGATCACGGGCGTGAGCCTGGACATCGTCGAAGGACAGCCATCGGAGGCCCGGAGGTTTGATCGCCTCCGGGCTTTCTTCCGAAACGGGCTCCAAAATTGACGGAAGCCATGACATATTGCCAGCGAGACGCGGCGGCGTTGCCGAGCCTGGTCTAAAGCTGAAGCCGAACGAGTAAGGCCTTGACTGACTAGTTGGGTGAGGTGGCGTCAGACAGCCAATACCGATCCTGCCGTGGGTTCGAACCCCTTCCACCGTCGCGTCTCACAATCCCCACCTTCGCCCATAGCCGGATACTGCGCCCGGGAGCTGGGCCATGTCCGTCGCCGATCTCGTCACCGCTGCGCAGCGCGCCCTCCTGCGCGAGACCGCCGGCCGGCTGGTGAAGCGGCAGGCGAAGATAGTCGACAACGATATCGCCATCGCCGAGATCGTGCGGGCGCGCACGGCGGTGAAGAACCGCCAGCCGCTGCAACGCGCGGACTTCGAGGAGATCGCCGGACCCGCCGGCGTCGATGCGGTCGTGCTGCACGCGGTCTCGGACGCCCAGGCGGCGACGGCCTCCGGCTTCGATGATGACGGCCAGATGGTGATCGTCGACGAACCGCACATCTTCTCGGCCGAGACCTTCCACGCCTTCGACGATGTAAATCCGGCCGTCTCGTATCCGGACTGGGTGAAGTGGGACCCCGACCGCCTGCCGCCGCCCGGATGGACGAAGCATCCTTACGCCATGACGCTGGACGAGCGCTGGGTGCTGTGGACCAACCAGGCGCAGCTCAGTTTCCCGGCCGCCTGCGCCTGCCTGCGCGTCGGCCGCTATCAGATGCTGGCGCAGGGCTGGAAGGACCTCGGCTATGGCTCGGCTGCGGCCGTGGTGCGCCGGGCCCAGATGGGCGAGCGCGAACAGCTCGACCTGCTGTTCCGCTTCGCCCGCGTGCACAACCTGATCCCGGCCTTCAAGGCCCGCGACTGGCTCGCGCTCGCGCGGGCCTACAATGGCCCGGCCCAGGCGGAGGCGTTCGCCGCCCGTATGGCGGAAGCCGCCCAGAAGCGCAGAAGGGTCTATCAGTGATCTTCAACCTGCAGGCCATGGCGATCGGCGGCGCGGCGATCGCGCTCGTCGCCGGCGGCCTGGGGGCCAAGGCGGGGGGCGATCTTACGGCGGCGAAGCTGAACCGCGAACACGCGGCGGCGATGAAGAAACTGCACGACACGGCCGATGCGCTGACCACGAAGCTCGGCGTCGAACGCGACCAGGCCCGCGCCGAGGTCAGGAAGATCAACGAGGCGACCGCGGCCCAGCTCGCCGCCAACCAGGCCGCCCTGACGGCCGACGCTGCAACCCGCGCCGCCGCCGCCGATCGAATGGAAAGGCTGCTGCAGCAAACCTCCCGCGACGCCAAAGCGGCGGCCGAGCGGTCGGATGCGGCCAGAGAGGTGATCAAGAATGTCGCCGACCAATGCGCTCGCGCTGGCGTGCCTGCTGACGTGCTCAGCGTGCTCAACGCCATCATCGACCCGCCTCAAGCCGGACTTCGTGACCGCGCAATGCCCGCCTCCCAAGGTCACGATAGACCGTAGCTTCGCCGCCAGCCCGCCGCCCTGCCTGGCCGACCGCCAGAAGGCCAAGGTGACCGGCGAGAGCTGGGGCGGCGCGCTGATCAGTCTTGGGGACCAGGTCGCAACACGCGACCGCTGCCTCGACGCCGTGGCGGCCTGGCTCGACAGCGAACGCGCAGCACGAACGCCAGGAGCCCCGGGCGCATGAGCCTCGACCCCGCAGCCCTCCGCGCCAACGCCGGCGATCCCGGCCTGTCGAAACAGGCGCGCAAGGCGGCGGCGAAGGCCAAGGCCGATGCGTTCCGGGCGGACGCCTGGGCGACCCTCAAGAAAGCCGCCGGCAACCTGCCGAACCTGCTCCTGGTGGTGATCGCGCTTGCGGTGGTGGCGTCCGCTTCGGCGTTCGACTGGTGGATGTCGGCGCGCGGCTGGCGCGACCTCCTGCCCGGGATCGGCCTCTTCGCCAACGCTGGCGCGGCGGCGGCCGTGGGCTTCTGGTATCTCGGCGTCCACAACGCGCTCGACAAGTTCGAAAGCACGGCGCCGAACGACCGCGTCTGGGCGATCGCCTGGGGCGTCGTCGCCGGCTGCGCCTATCTCATCTGCGTGCTCGGCGTCGGCATCGCCACGCTCACCAATACGGCCGAGGCCCAGCGCGACGCCCGGGCGAGCCGCGTCGCCTACGCCCAGCTCTTGAGCGACCGGGACGCGCTCAAGACCGCGCTCGACGTCTACGGGGTCGATTACTGGCAGCGCCAGGTGGTCAACACCGAACGCGCCCTCAAGGCCCAGCTCGCGATCGCCAGCGGCACCTACGGCCTGCCGGACCTCGACGTCGACGGGGCCTGCGCCGGCAAGCTCAACTTCAACCAGGTCCGCGCCTGCGCCTACGCCAATGGCGGCGTCGATCCCAGCAACGGCCAGCAGGTGCCCGGCCTTCGCTCGCAGATCGAGGCGGCGCAGGCCGGCCTCAAGAAGGCCCTCAAGGACGCCGACGACCTCGCCGCCAAGAACGCCGCCCTGGCCACGTTCAAGATCAAGACCGGCGACGCCACCGCCGAGGCGCTGGGCTCCTATTTCGATGACACCGCCAGCGGCGAAAAGGCGCTGCTGATCGTGTTCGTCATGCTGACGGCGATGTTCCTCTTTTGCGGCGGCTTCTTCAGCCACTGGGTGTGGAAGAAACTCACGGGCCGATAATGGACAGCCAGGTCCTCATGTTCCTCGCGGCGCTCGGCTTCTTCGGCTGGCTCATCGGCGCCTGCAAACGGCGGGCGCAGGTCTGGACGCGTCTTGTGGGCCTGATCGGCGCGCCATGGCTCGCCTTCTATTTCTTCCTGGTGATGCTCAACGCCGAGCCGACCCTGATCTCCGGCAAGGCGCAGGCGGGCTATCCCACCGTATTCTTCATGGCGCTGGGCGTGATCGCCGTGCTGGCCAAGCCGAAGCCGCCCAAGCCCGACGACACCGAGACTGGCGGGGGCGCGTTATCCGCATGATGGCTGCATACCTGGGATCGAGCCTGGCGGTCGCGATGGCCGCCCAGGAGGCGGGCCCCTCGCTGCTCGACCAGGCGCTCGCCCAGCAGGCCGACCCGACCATTACCAACATCGCGCATCAGGCCGGCATCCTCGCCAGCCTCGGCATGTCGATGCCGATGGCGGCCACGACGGTGGCGCTGGCTGGCCTTGCCTTCAAGGGCCTGCAGATCCTGGAGCCGTTCACCAAGACCCTGAACGACATCGTCAGGAAACACTATCTCGGCGACGAACACATCGTGCCGCCAAAGGTGAAATGATGATCGGCGACGGCCTCAAGGACTTCCTCAAGGGCCTCGCGATCGGCCTCGCCGGCGGAGCGGTGGTTCTCTGCCTGTGGCTGGCGTTCCAAGGGTTGCGATGAGCCGGGCGACGAAGCCCTCCGGGCGGAATCAAGCTTTCCAAAAACGCCCCAAAACCCCACGAGACGTTTCGGGAACGAAATTTGGAAACGGCTTGGGCCGTTAACGTTTCTTCTTCAGTCTGGGGGACTGGGGGTCGTGGGTTCAAATCCCGCCGCTCCGACCAGCAGGTCCTTGGACCTATTCAGGATTTTCACTCACACCCTGTGGGCTGTTCGGCTTTCCAAATCGGCCGGACTGGGTTTTCCAAATCCTGTTCACGTCCCGGTCTCGTGCTCGCCCCTGGCGGACCTCAATATGGCGCGGCCAGCCTCGCGCTGTTTTCTGAGTTCCCGGGCCTTCGCCAGCGTCGGCGGCGTATAGGTCCGCTCCAGCTTCGGGTCGGTGTTGAGGGCGTTGCCGAGGATCGCCGCACGATCATCCGCGCTGGCGCCGCCGAGGTCGGCCTCGACGTTGGCCGACCGCCTGATGTCGCGCATCTGCCGTTTCTCGTCCTCGCCGAACGCCGCCTTCCGGATCGTGGCGAACCGGCGAGCGAATTCATGGCGGTTCCTGAAGGCCTTGCCGCCCCGCTCCCCCCGGATGATCGGAGCGTCGCCCAGCGTGGTCGGCGTGCCGTTGAGATACGCCTTGAGGCGGCGGGCCGTGTCGCCATCCAGGTCGACATAGACCTCCACCTGCGTCTTGGATCGCGGCCGGTGGACATAGAGCCCGCCGGCATTCTCGAAGACCATGGCGCGCGAGAGCGTCCGGATATCGACCGGCGACATCATCGTCGCCCACAGAAGCTCGATCGCGAGCGCCATGTCCGGCTTGCCGCTCTCGTCTGCCTTGTCGACCAGCTTCCTGACCTCGGCGGCGGTCCACATCTGGCTCCTGCCCTCGGGTTCGGGGTTCGCCATCGTCACGGCTGGCGTCGCCCGGATGATCCCGTACTTCTCGGCGGCGGCGAAGACCTCGCGCAGCTTCTTGATCGCGCGCCAGCGAATCCATTCGCCCCTTTGGCCTTCAAGGTCGATCTGCAGGCGCTCGATATGGCCAGGCGTAATCCTGTCGATGCGGCAGTTCTTGAGGTCGGCCGGAACGTGGGCCCAGGCCTGTTCGAACTCCTGACGCGTGCCGAGCGGCTTCCGGCCGAAGGCGGCGCCGCGGGTCCAGATCTCGAACCAGTCGCCGAGCGATCCCTTGGGCCACGATGGCGCGACGGCGGACACTTCGCCCGTCGCCCGCATGCGCCGCATCAGGGCGACGCGGCTGCGGGCGATCTCACGCGCCTCCGGACCATCGGGACCGCAGGTGCAGCCTTCCATTGAATAGGGTTTGACCCGGGCCCAGGCCGGCGGCTGCCAGTAGCCCACCCCGTTCTTGACCACATAATACGGGATCTTCTCAGACACCGTCGCCATCCAGCCTGCCCACCGCAGAGTGCATCTTCCGGGAGAGGTCTTCCGCCTCGTAATCGGGAGAAACGACTTTGTCGGCCGGGAGTCCAGTCAACTCGATCGAACCGTCAGCGCGGCGCACCAGGTGCGGAAATAGTCCAGCCTTGACAATGGCTGCGATCTCCCGGGCGAAGCTGGGCTCACGCTTGCGGACGGCGGTCACCGGGGTCCTCCACAAGCGTCGGCAGGTCGACGATGGCCCAGATCTCCAGATGCTTCCCTTTCCGGTCGGCCACGCGGATCTTGTAGACCGGCATGACGGCGACGACCTCGCCCACCACCTCGACGAGGATATGGACCGGGCTATTCGCTTTGGCGTTCAGCTGGAGCTGCTGGGCGTTGTCCCAGGTGGCGGCGCAGACGACGGCGCTCATGCCTTCATGCTGGGTGAGCTTTCCGATGGTGACGAAGTCGATGCTGCGGCCACGAAAATGGTACAACGCTGTCATTGGATTTTCTCCCGAGGAAGCATCCGTTTCTTCATGCCGGTTGGACGGCCGACATACTCACCCCATGACAAATGAGCTGGATTGCAGCACCAGGGCAGATTGCAGGAATGGACTGCACGATGGCGATTCGTCGGCGCAGGGCCGTGCGCCCGCCAGCAGACAGATCGATGTGCATAGGCCTCTCCTGGCTCGTTCGTAAGACGCCCATAGCCGAGGCCGGTCTTTCCACCTTTCCATGGCCAACAATCTTGCGGGCCCCGCTTCTCGATATTCGCGTTCAGACGGCACTCGATTGAGCAGAGGGTCGCCTTGTTACCGATAGCTTTGAACGGCGCTCCGCACAGCCGGCACTTTTTCGGGATGATGGGGCGTCCTGTCGTCACCGCTTCGGCTCCTGCAGGATGCGGATGAAGTTGGCGAGCGTGTCGAGAGCGAAGAGAGCGTCGGCCGCGTTGTTGAGGCAGCGCATCTGCGTGCCTTTCAGCGGTTCGCCCCGCGCCCAGCGGCGCAGCGCGTTGCGCTGGGCGCGGGTGAGGGCGAGGAGGTTTTGCAGGGCGACGGTCATGCGCGTCTCCGGGTGACGGAGCATTGCGCCATCGGCACGCGCCGGCGGCGGATCGTCTCGCCGCCCTGCTTGTTCATATCGCCGAACCAGCCGCGGACGGTGAGGACGCGCAGCACGCGATCGACGCGCATCACCTCCAGATTGTCCCAGATGTCGCCGCGCTGCGGGTCCTTCCATTCGACGATATCGCTGACGTCGGCGGTGGCGCCGGCATATTCGTCTTCCGGCGCGCGGCCCGATCCGTCGCAGACCATGCATGGCGTCGGCTCGGCGTCCGGCCCGCATTCGCAGTCGTCGATCGCCTCGCGGCAGGCGAGGCAGGTGCTGCCGATGCCGCCGCATTCCATGCAGGTCTCGTTCATCGGCCCGGCCCCTTCCCTTTGTTGTGGCGGTTGACGGCGACGCCGGCCGAGCTGATCAGCAGGGCGCACCAGACCAGCGCGCAGAGGGCGACGCCGGCGAGCACGGGCGGGGCGTAGGGGCCGATCATCAGTTCCTCGTCGTCTTCGCGCCGACGTGTTCGGAGGCCGGGTCCATCGGGATTTCCAGGTATTCCATCGCCTGCCGCATGCAGCGCGGCGAGTGACTCCGATGGTGATAGGAGATCGCCGGCTGGACGATCGTCTCCATCCACTCGATCACGTCGCGCTGAGGGTCGCGCTGGACGACCCCGATAACGGCCTCGGCCAGCATGCAGGCGCATTTGTACCGAACTTCGATCATGCTGCGTCTCCGCGTCGTTGGGTGGTGAAATCGAAGCCGAGCTTCTTCCGCTTTGGCGTGGGCGCTTTCTGCTGGTACGCCACGGCGCAGTGGGCCGGGCAATAAGACCGCTCCGGCGCCCGTAGCTCGCCGCAGAAGCCGAAGTCCTTCACCTGCGGATCGCCGACCGGCCAGCGGCAGTGGTGCGGCGCCAGATCCTCGAGGCGGACCGAGACGCAGGCTGCGTCCGCCGGCGGTTCCGACGGCAGGGGCTCAGCCTTCACCACGGGCGCCTTCGGGATGCGGATCATCGAGACGTTGGCTTTGGCCGGTTTCGGCCGCTTCAGCGCCTTCGCCCGCGACATCGTCGCATTGACGCCCCGGCTGCCACCGCCCCGCAGGCCAAGGCGGTGAACCTTGCTGATGACGGCGTTGCGGGTGGCGCCGTTTCCGAGCGCGTCGGCGATCTGCTTGGCGCTCTCGCCAGCCGCCCAGCGCGATTTCAGGTCGTCGAGCATGGCGTCAGTCCACGGGACAAGTTTCCGGCTCACTGGACGCTCTCCCCCGTCTTCGCGGCCGCTTGTGCGGCCAGGCCGATCTCGGCGAGGTCGAGCAGCGCCTCGAATTCGACGAGCGAGATCCGCATCATCTGCTCGTGGCGTTGGCGAGCGTGGCTGATGTCGTAACGCCAGGCCTTGATGTGGCCGGGCCTGATGACGACGGGCTGAAGGGGCGGGTTCTCGGCGGTCATCGCCTAGTCCTCGTACTTGTTCAGCAGAGTGTCGGCGCGCGCCTTCAGCGCCGCGTCCTCGGTCGTCTCGGAGATCCTGCGCAGCGCGCCCCTGGCCTCGGCGATGGCTTTGCCCTTGTCCTGGCGCCGGGCTTCCTTCTCGGCCTTTTCGATTCCGGCAACGACGGCTTCGTCGGAATCCGCCTCGTCCTCATCTGCGTCATTGTCGGCTCCGGCAGACGTGTCAGCCTGCCGGGTCGTCTCCTGTGTCGGTCGGCCGTCGTCCTTCGGGGCGGCGGCCGTCTGCGCATCTGGATCGGCCTTGGCCGCGGCGGGCGTAGGCTTGGCGCTGTCTTCCCCTGAAGACACCCCTGCATCACCGGTCGTCTGGCCGCCCCCCTTTCCTTTTCGGGGGGCGGCTTTCTTCCCCGCCGCCCGGCGCTCCAACTGGCCGGCGACGTCGGTGAACTCGGCCTCGGTGACCGGTTCATCCTCGGCCTGCGAAGCGGCCGCGCCCATCAGCGTGATCGGCGCCCCGCCGTCGAGCGGCGATGGCGCATTGCGGTCGGCGCCCTCGCGCAATTCCTCGGGCGTGTAGATGCCCATGATGATGTCCGGGAAGTGCCGGCGGCTGCCGGCGCGCACGCTGTAGTAGAACAATTGCTGGTCGGGGTCGGTCTTCCAGAGCGGCGAGTTCTGCGGCTTGATGTCGGCCTTCGGCGGGGACTCGTATTCGAACGGCTCGTCCTCGCCGATCACATGGAAGATGATCCTGCACGTCCGCGTGTCGCCGCTTCCGGAATAGACCGGGCGCGGCCGCTTCGAGAGCGGCGCGTTCTTGAGAATGACCGCGTGGATGAGCTGGGCCTCGTAGCCGATCACATCGTTGACCAGGTAGGCCTTCTGGCTGCAGCTGTAGGGGTCCATGCCCCAGCGCATCGCCTGGGTGAGGATGCCGAGGCAGGCGCCGACGCTTTCGCGGAAGGGCTTGCCGATCATTGGCCCGCCGCGCGACATCAGCTGGGCGAACTCAACCATCTGCGCGTGCGTCGACGGCATCGGCACCACGGCGTTGCCCTGGTTGACCACGGCGAGGTCCTTGCCGAGTTCGGTGGCCTTCTTCACGGGCTCGGCGACGGCGGCTTCGGTCATTGGCTCTGGCTCCGCTTGAAGGAAAGACGTTTCAGCCGGTCGACCGGCAATTGGTTGATGGCGCGGATTTCCGACCATGGCTGGTCGAGGCCGAACGACGCGACGCGCGCAGCGTAGTTCTCGAGCGCCTGGTCGATCACCCTGCGGGCGCGGTCGAACAGTTCGCCTTCCGGCCACGTCCACCACGGGACGATGACGGGCGCGCGCTCCTGGCCGGCGTTGTCGTTCTGGCATTGATAAAACAACCACATCCACCGCCAGCGCGTCGCGGCGGCGACGGCCTTGAGGACGGCGAGTTCCTCGGCCAGCACGCGCTGGCCCGCGCCGGTATGGTCCCACGCATAGACGCGCTTTTCGGCCACGAACCGGGCGATCTGCGCCCGGGCCTCGCGATAGTGTTCGGCCTGCAGGTCGTATTCCTCGTCGGCGATCGCATCGAACGTCGCCTCCTCCGGGGACTTGTCGCGCGCGTTGCCCATCGACTTCACGTCGATCGCAAAGCCCGGCTGCAGCTTGTCGAACTTGGCGCGGACCAGGACGTCGACGTCCCCCACCCGCTTGCGCCAGAACACAGCAACCTCCGTGAGGCCGGTGCGCAGGCCGGGACCGAGGTCCGGGTGCTGCTCGACCAGGTGCGCCATGCGGCGCAGGCGCCGCTCCTCGTCCTCGGTGATGTAGGCAAGGCCGCCGGACTTCGCCGCCTCGTAGGCGGTCCAGGCGAGGCGCAGGACGCGGTGGGCGAGCCCGTGCTTCTTCAGGAGGCGGGTGAGCGTGGGCGGGTCGAAGATCTGCTCGGCGCGTTCGCCCAGCTCGCAGAGGACGCGGCGCTCCTCGGCCGGCGTGCGGATCCAGTGCGAGGCGCCATCGTCCGGTTCGACGGTGAAGCGGCGGGCGAAGGCGGCGTCGCCCTCGAGGATCAGGGCGTGCAGCGCCGCGCCGAAGGTCAGCGCCGGCGACTTGCGCGCACGGGCGCGGCGGTGCGGGTTGTGCCGGCTCGCATACCACCAGCTCGCCGGATCGTGATAGAGGACGGCGAAGTCGCTGGAGCCCAGCGCCGGCGCCTCGAAATAGAGATCGTCCGGCAGGCCGATGTGGATGCCCTCGGCGATCGCCAGCGGCAGAGCCTGCTGTGGTGCGGGCTTCGGTTTGCGGCGGGCGGTCACCGGTGCGCCTCCGGGATTGGCTGCCACCGGACAGGCGTCGCTCGGCCGGGCCCATACCATGACCAGCCGTCGCGCATCTGCTGGCGCATGTTCGCAGGCCAGACCACATAGTGGCCGATGACCACACAGGCTTCGGTTTCGCCAACCACGTCCATCGATAGAAGGACGCCCGTGCCGTCGAGCGGCGCAGTTTCCATGGGCTGCCAGGCGCTCAACCCATCGCCTCCCCGAACGCGTAGCCGATCGCGCCAAGCACGATGCCGGCGATCACCGCTCCACCGATGAAGAAGGCGCCAGTCACCAAGCCGTGGTTCGGGATGCGGCGCCTCGGCATGTCATTCCCCGAGCGCTTCGAAGGCGATGTGGAGGTTGACGATCTCTTCCATGCTGATGCCGAGCGGCACGCCGTCCGGATCGTTCACGTCCAGGAAGATGATGTCGTGTTCGTCGACCTGGCCGGCGGCGATCAGGGCTTCAGCCGCCCGCTTGAACGGCGCCATGGCGGCGCGCAGGGCTGGGAGGCCGCCCAGCGTGGCCGGCTGGATGGGCGCGTGTTCGCCGCACCAGTCCTCTTCGCGGACGACGGGCCAAATGGCGTATCCGTCCACAACGATCCTGGGTGCGCCCACCCTGCATAGCCCGCGCAAGGAGATATATCGCTGATCGAAATATGTGCAGGTCGCGCACGTCAGTTTCGGACCCTCAACCGACCGAGGCGCAAGAGCTACCTCGGTCGGCGTCGGTTCAGGCCCCTGGGGACGTGGGGGGACGGAGGGGGCCTGCATCTGGGTGGGGTCGGTGGACATCAATAATTGTCCTCGTCGTCGTAGCTGTCCTCGTATCCATCGCCATACGCCTGCGACGCTGGCGGGCTCGGCGCCGCCAATTGCGCGTATTCGACCGGGCGGACCGGCCGGACGTTCAGGCGCTTGGCGCGATCCCGCGCGACCTCCTCGGAGGTCGGACGAAGGGCGTAGATCGAGGTGACGCCGTAGAATTCGGTCACCTCGACGCCGTCTTCGCCCGGGATGTCGATGCGCAGCAGCTTGCCGCCGTACATTTCGACCTCGGACACGCGGCCAGGCCGCTCGCGGTGGCCCATGAGTTCGACGACGGCCCAGCCTTCGTAAGCGGTGGCGGACATCAAACGCTCTCCCCCGTTTTCCGGGTCGCCTTGTCCGCTTCAATCTGGGAGAGGATGCGCTGCTCGTCGCACAGGATGCGGACCGCACCCGCGTCGGTCCTCTCGAACCAGACGTCGCCCTCCACCAGGGCCGCATCGACGGCGCGGATGAACTCACGCGCCGGCGCATCCCGGAATACGGGCAGCGATGACAGCCAGCCCGGCGCCAGGATAAATCCGTAGGTCTGCACATCCGTCGGCAGATTGTTGAACGGGAACGGTCCGGTTGGCGATGTGGGCTTCTGGCGCCCGAATGCGACCAGGTCCCGTATCAGCTTGCCGTTACGCTTCGCGTAGTCAGCCATCACACCGCCTCCCCCGCCATCGCCGCCTTCTCGGCATGCGCCTGGCGCGCCCGCGCCAGGCCGGGATGGCCTTCGACAAAGGCGATGGCGGCGAGATAGTCGGCTTCGTGATCCGTGCCGGCGTGGTCGCACTTCACGCGGTCGCGGAACGTCTCCGTGGTGATGCCTTCCTGGCATCCCACCCACCAGCGCAGGCCATGCTCGGCCGACCACACGGCGGTGGCCCAGGCGTTGCGCGATCCTTGCGGACCGAGGACGTAGAGCCAGTCGTCGGGGCTGTATGACGCCCCGTCGCCGATGGACGCCCGGTAGCCGATGGACGCCCCGTCGCCGATGGACGCCCAGTAGCCGATGGACGCCCCGTCGCCGATGGACGCCCCGCCGCCGATGGACGCCCCGCCGCCGATGGACGCCCCGCCGCCGATGGACGCCCGGTAGCCGATGGACGCCCCG